CAGATTAAGAGTTATTGCCTTAAACATAATTGTTTGGGCAAATACACTTTTGACATTAGGAAAGATGGCACTGATAGTTGTCATATAATATTGGATAATGACCACAATTTCGATAGCCATAGTAATGAGGAAAATGATTATGCGCTCGGGAAACGTGCAAAGAATGTTTGTCAACAAGTGGGCAATTTGTTTCATGACAAAATTGTAGGGGATGCTCGGCGTTCTGCTGAATTTTTGGAGACTACGGTTTCTGCCGGAATTTTATTTGCAGCTAGAGCATTTGTTCGACGTTTTGATTGGATCACTATTATACCCACCAATTGGGTATATAATTGCCATTTACAAAAAATTTTCATGCTTTGCGAGGCACGAAAATTACGTGACACATACGTCAAGAAGACTGTGTTACAGTGGTCGGTTTTGGGAGTTTTTGGCATTTTATCTAAGAATGTTGCAAAAGTTAACAAGTGCGTAACCTTAGGCACTATGGGCTTAGGCCTCGGATTTTGCGCAATAAGGCAATCTCATATGGTTAAGATTGTGAAAGAAAGTTACGTTTCAGAATTGGCCGAACGAAATACATTGCATCCTATGCTTCAAGATATTCGAGATAAGCATTTAGCGCGCGTTTTGAAGGCCTCAGCCATAATGGGAGTTGCGTACACTTTGGCTAAATTGTACAAACGTTGGAGAACTCTTGAGCCTCAAGGATCTTTGGAGCCAAAGAGTATGGAAGACATAGCCCAACGAGATAGTGAGGATAATGTATGGTCAGGAGTTGCAGTTCGAAAACTTCCATTGACCCACAAATCTTTCTTGAGTTGCCAATCGCATTTGAGAGATATTATCGAGAAAAATTTAGTTTATGGCACTGTTGAATCGGGTGATAAAAAGCTTATGGTTAATGGATTGTTTCTTCGCTCAAATGTGGTACTTGTTCCTAATCATTATTTTGATGGGCAAGAGGAATTGCGAGTTATTTTCCGGAAAGAAAATCCCGATAGGTGTGGTGGAAAATTTACCACTCAGTTACATGTAAAGTCGTCAGTGTTAATTCCTGACACAGATATGCGTATATGTTATTCACCTAATGGAGGGTCTTTTAAGGATATTGTTGATTATTTTCCTTTAGATTACTTTCCTTCTCACAATTTTGAGATGATTTATCGTCTTAAAGATGGTAGCGTGAAGACCATGGAAGGTAAAGCCCGTCCGAAACGAGTTCAGACCGTAGTTTCTTTTCAGGGTGGAATTTATGAAACCCTGAGCGATAACACTTTCGCTGGATTGTGTGGTGCAGTCCTGATTTCTCGTGGGGCCCATGGAGCAATTACTGGTCTTCA